GCAACACGAACCATCTCACCCACACGCTCTTTGAGTTGCGATGGTTCATCCTTGGCATACGCACCGAGCCACGTTGTCTGCACATCGGGGAATGCCGTGTCCATCTCGTCGTCAGGAATGTGTCCAAGGTGGCCGACCGGCTCAAGAGAGTTGGTCTGATCCACGATCCTGTTCACTTCCTTGGCAGGCCAGAGCCTACGACTCTTGCTCCAACCTTCCTCGACGCGAATGACAGGGAACTCAGGATTTTCGTCTGACGTTGCCTCCTTCATCGTGGTTGCCTTTGCGACGATTTCGTCATTGAACCCCAAGTCCTTCAACTTGGCAGGTTCAGTGATCATCTCGCCAACGATACGGCCGACCTCAGCTTCCTCAACTGCCACCATCTCGCCAGTGACGGTCTTGGCATCCTTGTCAGCGATGTTCACCTTCATGGGCGCTTCACTCCCTGGTTATTCGTGGGAGAAGGCGCAGATACCCGCGTCTTGGCACCAGGGAACGCCGGGAACTCGTTCACACCAATGACTCGCGGTGCCTGCTGCGGCTTGCCAACGCCAGCACGCATGAGCAGGTTGCGACCTTCGGGCTGTGTATTGCCCTTGGCTTCGTCAACCTTGCGCAGTGTCCGAATGGTGCGGATGCTCGCCATCGGCTGTTTGACACGCTGCCAAGCTGCGCGTCCAAGCGTGTGGAAGCTCGGCTCACCGACTCCCTTGCTAGTCAGAACTTTGACCATCTCTACCTCCTCCCTCTACGTCGAGCTTTGATCCGGTTAGTCTTGGTAGCTGTGTCCGTGCCGAACATTGTCACCTTCTGCTTGCCGTAGCGACCGTTCTTGTTGCCTGACTTCCGAGTGAACGCCATCAGCGCTTCCTCCCTTTCCGGCCCTTCACACCTTTGACGACGAGCCTCGTGATCGCAAGCTTGGCAAGCGTGGCGTTCGGGGTTGCTCCTACCTGGCCCGGTAGTGCCTGCTGCGGTGTTCGTGCTGGAACTGGCATGTCACCTTCCCTTTCTGCGTCTTACGTTGGCACGCGCTCTCGCAGCGGCGCGCAGCTTCGGACTGAACGTCTTCCTCATACCGGCGCGCTTCGTCTTGCGCCTACGAATGCTTCTCGGCCGACCGCGTTTCACGAATTACTCGCTGACGTAGTTGCCAATGCTCTCTTGGCAGTGGACTTCTTCACCTTGCCGTTGGAACTGGCAGGCTGCGTATCACTTTGCGGTGCTGGCGCAGGAATCTCGGGCACCACGTTAGCCTTGGCCTTCTGGCGCTCGGCTTCAGGGTCGCCAATCTCATCGAACAGAGTTGCCAAGATGCGCGTGACTGTCTCGTCAGCGATCCACTCGTGCGCCGTCGCCACGTCGAACCCCATGATCAACTGTTGAATGGCCTGACCCTTGGTGACTAGATCAGTCAGGCGAACCTCGGGCCATGCAACGCGAGGGGTGTTCGGAATCTTCTTGTTGGCTGCCAAGCACATCTTGCAGATGATCACGATGACATCTTGGAACGTGGTGCGCTTGCGCTCGATCTTCTTGATGAACGGCTGCACACTGGCGTCCGTCTCGGGCGTAGCCTTCTCCTCTACCAAGAGCGCCCACCTTGGCGTCTCTGCCGCAACGCAGATGCAGTCGAGTAGAAAGTCAAGCAATGTCTTGGAGTCACCAAGAACGGACTGCGCCTCGATGAAGCCGCCGTCCTCCTCAGGCTCAAAGAACATGATTTCCTTGCCCTTCCACTCAACCTTGGCACCTGCCTTCAACTTGCCAGTCGTCTCGTCAAACAACGTCGGCCAGTTGTTCTTCATAAAGTTCTCGACGTTCTTCACGTTGAACTTGGCCTTGGGGATCGAGTGGTACTTATGCGCTGCCAAGGTGTCGTTGAGAACTTCATGGAACGCCTGGATGAATGGTAGGATCGGCTCGATGTCCGACTGACCGCCGCCAAGGTCGCTGGCGTAGTCGTTGTACGCAGGCCAGATTGGCACAAACTTCCACTTGTTTTGCATCGACCACGAAGACAGTTCTTCTGCTGAAGTCTTGTCGAACCACGTGTACTTGGCAGGTGTGATGATTTCCAGTAGCTCGTGCGTCTCAAGACGTGGAGCGGTGCCTGCCAAAATTTCTTCCTCACTGCGCGCGTCGAAGTCGATGAAGTGCGTCAACACTGCGCGCTCAACCATGTCAGGATCGTCCGGCATGAAGCTCAACTCGACGGACTCGGGCGGCAGTACCTCGATCTTGCCTCGGGTGCGATCTTTCTCCGTCACGAGTGGATTGAGAAGGTTCGGCTGCCGATACCTGATGTAGACCTTGGAGTCGCGTTGGCAGTCTCGCATCATCTCCTGTAGCTGTGGCTTCCAGTAGTCAGTGATGCACTCGTTGAGGAATGCGTCGTCTGGCGTGCCACTCACGGACGGGATGCCCATGTACTCGGTTGTCAGGTCGATGATCGGCCGCACAAACCCAGCACCAAGCTGCCAATCGTTCGTGTCGTTCCTGTAGAGGGCACGTGCCAAGTCGTAGTTTACGACGGTGCCGTCCATCAGTGGACGCTTGAAGAATGCGTCAGAGAACATGCCGCGTAGGACGCTGATGTTCGGGCCGAACCACGACGAACGTGATACGTCGAAGTTGGCCCACATTTCCGAGACGAGTTTCTTGGGCGACTTCACTTAGCTCACCAACGTAAGCCGTGAATGGCCAGAGTTACGCGACCGATCCTTGGCACTCGCAATCTCCTCATACGCCAAGCGCCTGCCAATAGCAGTGACCATCTGATCCTGCTTCGGCTGACAGAGAAGGTCATGCAGCTTGGCAGCTACATCAACTACTTCCTGTCCACGTACACGCCAGCGCCAAGCTTGCTTCCGATTCTTCCGACGCTTCAGTGGTTCGACCATGCCGCAACCAACTGCGACGCGGAAGCGCTCAAGTACATCCTTGTCAGTCTGCGTCACGTGCATGCGCAGATCAACACTCTGTTTTCCTTCGGCTTGGTATGTGCCTGTCCATCCTTCTCCGTCGAAGAAGCCTGCGGCCCATGCCAATTCCATCTCGCCTACCAATCTAATCGGATTGCGCATCAGTCACCTGTACTTCCCGCTCTGAGTCATCGAATGCCAAGTCCAGAGCTTCCTGCATCCTCTGTGCCACTTCCTGCTGACGCTCGGGGGAAGCATCCTTCATGGCTGCCAAGACTCCGTGTGTGTCAGTGATGTCCACTTCCGTCTTCGTCTTGATCGTGGCAGCAGACTCGGACTTGTTGACCTTGGCAAGTCCGATGCGATCCAGCACTTCTGTGATGGCCTGGATAGCAACCTTTTCGTCGGTGGTGGTTCGGGCAATCTCGACCAGCATTTCTACTAGCTCGATGGCGTACGTCTTGACAAGGTTGATCGCGCCGTCGATGAAGTCCGTCTGAATCTCTGCAACACGCGCGACCATGGCAGGTTCAGCGAACCAGTTCTTGATGATGGACTTGGTAGTCCCGAGTGAATCACCGATGTACGTGTACGAGTAGTCAGCCGCCTTTAAGAAGCAGGCAGCTTCCTTCTTGGTAGCAATCTCGATTTCACTCAGATCGGTGAGAGACGAAACGCGCTTCTCCTGTCTGCGACCGCGCCGGTACGTCTTCTTCAAGTCCTGGCGCTGCTGTTCTAACGTCTCGGCCTTCTTTCTAGGCATGCACCTTCACCCGACTCGGCCTGCCAACCTTGAGATTACCAAGACGCGCTTGTAGCTGCGCCCACACGAATGGTTCAATTGCCTCGTACTTGGCACCGATGAGATTCCTCGTCTGCACTCGGTATTCGTTCCATGCATCGACCGTGTTCTTGTCATGCGGCTGCGCGACCACTGATAAGACCCCCTGCTGCTTCAAACATTTCACCGACATTGGCAGGAACGATGAGAGGCGCGTCCTGCATAGACGCCACAAAAGCGAACATCGAGGAGTGATGGAAGTGGTCAGGTCGATTTCCGGCCTTGGCAGTTGCCTTCTGCGTTGACGAGTCCAGACGCACCTTGCCGTTCACCCATCGAGCGATGATCCGCTCACTCGCGTCCGCCTGCTCCACGCGAGTCATCTGAAGGTGATGATGGTAGAAGCCGTTGTAGGGCTTGCCAGGCATGTACTGCCCGATGTCACGCGCCTCTCTTGGCAGGCTCGCGTTCCCATCGAGGAACATCTTGATGTACGAGTCGAACGCCATGGTGCGGTCAATGTTTACCTTGGCAGGCTCACCCCACTTGACTTCCTGGAACTTGGCAGTGGCCTCCTGCTCGGGACGATCCTTCTCAAATCCCATCCAGAGACGACCACTGTACTTCTTACTGAGCGCTTCGACCTCCTCCTTGTCAGGATGCGCGTCAATCACGCAAATCCAGTTGGACAAGGACTGAAGGTAGTCCTCCTCTAGCACCTGCCACTTGGTACGTGTGCCATCGGCCGTCACAGTCTCCGCGCGCCAAAGCCGACGCTTCTTGCCATCGACCACCCACATTGTCACGTAGAGCACGTCGTGGCCGACATCGACACCGATGCAAAGCTGGCCGGTGTACATGCCACCCTGCTCGTAATCGCCTCGACACTTGTCCAGTAGCTCGACCGTGAACTTGTCACCAGGCGCTGCGTAGGGAAGTCCGAGTGCCAAGTTGTAGAACGCCTTGAGCTTCCGCGCATCTAGCTGACCCTTAAACCAGTTTTTGAGGATGCCAGTCCTCGGATCAGTCAAATCCTTGGTAGGCGAGTTGAACTGCGAGATGTGGTAGCCACGGACACCGGCACCTGGCGCATCAGGCACCCACTTGCCACTCGCGTTCATGTTGGCGCGGTCATATTGCGTCCACGGCTTCTTGCAGTGCTGACACCGGCAAGCGTCTTCGCAGTCGGCTAGCTCGTCGCCCAGGTACGGCATGACGTTGGCTTCCCACTCAATAATTTGATAGGATTGGCAGTGAATACATGCCACCCACCATCGCATCTGATCAGTTGCCTTCCAACCGTCCTCGCCGTATACGCCATGGCCATCGACAGTCGGCGTGGATAGCTCGTACGTGCGTGCGTAG